ATTGGCTTAACGCAATTCCTAATAAATGCACTACCAAAAGGGTTCGCACTATTCTCGGATGGATTCGCCAAATATTCCTGCTCAAATACAACCTCAGGGAGTTGCAGTTTTGCATCCTCAATCTCTTTTATATTTATATAAGGGTTATCATACGTTGTAAACTTAAAACTGCGCCAATCCGTTTCTCCGCCTTTCATAAACATTGAGTAAAAAAAGTTCTTGCCTCTGGGAGTAGATAAGAAAACCGCCTTGCCCTGATAATCTGTTAAGGTCGGTCTGATACTATTCTGCCATCCGCTTTCAAGATCAGGAATAAATGCCGATTCATCTACGATCACTAAATGGAATTTGCGCCCTCTTAAATTGTCCAGCCTCTCGCCAGTATAAAACTCAATACTGCCCCCATTCGGGCAATAGATTTTTAGATCAGAGATATTGTTTTTAAAAGGTAAAGCAGATGTAAGTCTTTCAAAAAATACCTTTGCCAGTTTATAAGTCGGCGTGATGTAGGCAACCTGACCTCCTTTTATCGCTTCTTTTATTCCCATGATCTGGGATAACTCGGACTTGCCAAACCTTCGACCGCACATTACAACAATAAAACGAGCATCGCATTCTAATATCTGTTGCTGATTGATATGTGGTTTTGGCAGTTCTAACCTCATAAAATAGTTTTACCCTCTACAAATACAACCTCAATCCTTGAATCTTGCTGAATATCCATCTGCTCTTTAGGTTTTCCGTAAACTCTGGTTAGTAACGTATCCATACTGTAAAGACTGCCATTTTTTAAACTCTTATTCATTGCATTGGCAATCGTTTTCTCTAAGATCGTAGCATCTGGATGATCATATACGCCTTTCAATTCTTGGATAGTCATTGACATCATTACCTGAATAGTATCGTTAATCTCGCCAAGTCTGTAACCCTGCTCTTTCAACAAAGTCACATACTTGCGATCCTTCCCTTTTGGGTTACCGCTTTGACCTTTTTTCCAAGGCGTTAAGTTTTGTAAATTTGGCATCTTCTTTATCTCTTTTTAATTTGTTATCCCAAAACATTTCACATTTTCCATTTTTTATAGGAACAACATTAAAATAACATTGCCAGTGTGACCTTTCTGCGGTAAACCGATAACACTCATGTTTCATATCGCATCCTAAACCAGAACACATTGTAATATCTGCCATTCCCTAATAAATAGTATATAATTTACTCCAAGTTGTCGGAACCAGAAAATCTTTAACTTTAAAATACCCTTTAAGTTCAAAAAATAAATCCCATTCGTTTTGTTCTTTTATATTGATATGTCCCCAAGGAATATCAAAATGTCCTCTTTCAGATGTCGAACTAAATAAAATGTACTTTGGCGCAATGATATTAAACAAAGAATCCAGTTCCTCATTTGTCATGTGTTCCGCAGTTTCAATAAAGTGCAGCAAATCGGTTGTAATCGGATTTTTTAATATGTGAATATGAGGTACTTGCTCTTTCATGTAATCCCTATGCGCTTTAAATACCTCAAACGCTTTTATATCATACCCTGCCAGATGATAAGCATCGGCATAAACTCCAGTCCCGGCACCATAATCCAATACTGTTTTAACTTCTAAGTCTTTAATCTGCTCAACAGTTAATCGTGCTAATTCCTTAAAATCAGGATTGTGCATTCCGATTCCGTTCTCTAATTCTGTTGCTAAAAATTCTTTGTCTGACATCATATTAGTGTTTCTTTTGGTAAAAATTGAGTACAATTAGTATGCCCGGCAGCTTGGCTCATTCTGTAATCTCTGCCTAATCCCTGAACTACTGCCATAAAACTTGACTGGTTACCGCTGACATATTTTGCACCAGCTTGTAATTGCGCGAGTTCTAAATAATCCCTAATCTCATACCTTTCAATCAAATGCTTGTAAGGCTCATACTGCGATTCAAAACCAATAAAATAAACATCATCGGAATTATCCTTTAAAAAGTTTATCTCTGCGATCCAATCCGTATAGTCATTTCGATATCGTTCAGTTACATTTATGAAGCTATTATTTGAGATTATCGGCTCAACTTTCAACCAGCCTTGCTTCCAGGTTTCATCTATTATCTGGAAACTCTGCAAATGCAGCTGAACTAAATGAGTTAAATGCAAATGATCATTGTTTCTGAATTTATCTAAATCATAAACTGTACCAGAAAGTTCTCTGCCTTTTTTTACTTCGTGAATATACTCCTGCGATTCCAACAATGGCAGAACTGTATTGTACAAATCATCGGGTAAATTTACGTTAAAAATACCTCCGCCTAATGCCTTGATCGTAGGCATAGCATAGATCACATCTCCGGTTGCGCCGCTATGGTAAAAGTTGTTCATTTGTCTATTTCTGAAAGTTTTCTTTTTGCCCAAGCAATGCCCTCATCGCCTCCCCAAGCTAACCACATCAAAGCGCCGCAATCTGTTTTAGGATCTCCTTTTGAGTTTTCACGATGCCTCTCAAAACTTGACATTCTGGCGATCGTTTCTCTGCTGATGTTTTCGCCTTTAGCAATCTGATTTGCCCTTGTCCAGCCGACTAAAGTTCCGCAACCTTTATCGTTTTCCTTCTTGATATTTAAGGCTCTCCGCGCATTGGCTTTCGCCGCCTCTGGATAGTCATTGTAACTATCAACCATTGAAACTCTGATAGCTGCCCAGACTGACTGCGCTTTCTCCTCTGTGTCAAAGATACATGCACCGGATCCGATCCGATACATTCCGTTACTGCATTTAATTACTGGCATATAATTTATGATAAATAGCAAACCTTCGCTTATTTACTTCGTGCAGATTGAAATGAATATTGCAGTAATCGTAAAGATCATTCCCGTATTGAATCCTGGCATCCTGATCAAAAGTCAATAACCGGATCCAGTTGTACCAATCCTTCTGACTATTCACATAACATACTGGCAAATCTTTGTACGGATGTACGTTGCTTACAATCGCTGGGTTTTTCTTTGATGCGGTTTCCAAAACCTTTAGATTTGATTTCATCATGTTGAATTTATTATCTACCAAAGGAATTAGACTAATATCGGAATCGCAATAAGCTGCCATGTATTCGGTAACTTGATTGTAATTGTAGATTGTAGGGTTCAGTTTCAATCCATTGGTAAACGCGGAAATCATGCCATCCCAAATATGTTTTTCGTTTTCGTTATATCCAGCAATGACAGTTCTAACTGCAAAGTTTATCCGCTTCATTGGGTTGCGCAGAATATTCAAATCCTTGCCATGTGTTCCAGATCCCGACCAGAATAAGCGCACCAGATCCGAAGGCTTTTTATCTAAAATAAATTGTTCCTCTCCAAAAGGAATTGCATTTGGAAATATCTCCACGTTTGGATTCAGCTTGTATATCTCATCCGCTAATCGTTCATGAGTGCAAGTGCAGAGATCCGCAATCCTAATCCAGTCCATGATTTGCTCAGTTACTTTGTTGGCTTTGTAGCTTTCATACAGAATATGCGAAGGATCTAAATGCCAGTAGTCATCATTATCAACTACCAATTTAAACCCATGCTTTTTGCGCCAAGAATCCATCTGATCTGGCGTTATATTGGCTAACATCCGGTTTAGAATAACGATGTCGAAATTGCCCTCAAAAGTTTCATCGCTTAGAGTATCGGTCATCAAGCAGTAATCTTTTTGCATGTTAGCGATCGGCATCATTATACGATGGTAACCAACTCCGCTTGTTTTGCTTGTAATTGCAAGTATTCTCATTGCTTTTCAAACCATTTATAAAGCCTCATGATCATATCGTATTTGCAATTTCCGCACCAAACAGAAAGCAGAAAGTTAGGATCCAGATATAATCGGTAAATATGCTCATACATTTGCAGTACCGGCAAATCTAAATTCCTAATATAGCCATTCTTTGCACATTCATAATTGCTCTCATTAGCAATCAACCAATCCCGATGTTCTTGTTTTATTTCCATAAACTCCACATTAATTTAGTGATAATAGGCGCACAGAACCCAGCGATAAAAATCGTGCTGGTAATTTCTTGAATCAATTCAGGCGCATAGTAATGTAATGGCGCTGACCAGGCAGCCAGACAACTTCCGCAATTAAAAGGCTTGAAATTAATTTTCCATCTAACATGAAGGTTATGGATCTCCGTAAAAAATAATGATGCACAAATTGCGGTTATAATTGATAAAATCATTTTTTGATATTCTTTTTAATCTCGGCTTTAGTCTTATTGATTGATCTAACAATCGACATATAAGGAATCCCGGTCTTTCGGCTTAATTCTTTCGCATTCTTTTTAAAATCTAAGGCGTATAATTTGAACAGTTCCCGATTGTACCAATGAAGGTTCTGCAAATGTAATTCAATTTTTTGATAAGATTCCTCTGGATCGGTTTCCACGCTTTGAACCTCCTGATCATTCTCCAACAATTCTGTATAGTTTCTGTAATTCTTAAAAAAATTGCTTCGGTCACTTTTGATCATGTTCAGCATAATCCGAACCATGTAATACTTTAGTTCGTTCCGCTGGTACAAGCCAATCAACTTCTCCTCCTCCATTTCGCAGAGGATTAAAAACACTTCGGATTTCAAATCCGCTTGTAGTTCTACTGGC